GCACCAAAAGATTCAAGTAAAGCAGACTTGTATTGGATGGCAATGAACATCTATCACGAAGCTGGCAATCAACCACTTATTGGCAAGATTGCAGTAGGCGTAGTGACATTAAACAGACTAAAGGATAAACGTTATCCTAAAAACATTCGTGATGTTGTCACGGAGCCACAACAGTTTTCTTGGTACAATACCAAACAAGCAAACACACCACCGGCTAACAACAGTCGTTGGAAAGAATCATACGAAGTTGCCAAATTACTATTGACAAAAGCAATAGGTAGTGATATAATTAAACTCTTAGAAGGTGCTACACACTTTCATGCAATTGATGTTAAACCAGCATGGATTAACAAAGTGCATAGGATTGCTCAAATTGAGGGGCATATTTTTTATAGATAGTTAATTAAGGAAAATTTGAAATGAATATTATGAAGACTGAAGTTAAGATGAGATCGTATCAGCGTAAGAATGGATATCCAGCTTACTACTATGCATCAGATAGCGAAATACACAATGTAAATTTTCGTACAGCAAAACCAGCAAAGGTGCAAACACAATTTGGCTACTACAAAAACGGTAGAATTACATCAGTACGACTCTATGAATCTTAAGATTTTGACTCAGAAAGAATTTGAATCTGAAATCAAAAAGATTCAATTCGATAGACATCCAATTACAATGATTGATGCTATTCTTGAATATTGTACTATCAAAAACATTGAAGTTGAGACTGCGGCATCTTTAATCACACCTCGCATGAAGTCTTCTATTGAAGGCGAAGCAATGAAGTTGAAGATGATTGCACCGAAAGCTAGATTACCTATTGAGGTCGAAGACTGATGAAGATGGATGCTATAGACGCATACAAGGTTTACTTAGGAATTAAAAATCATTTTACGTTAGACAGCTACGATTGGTTCAAGTACAACAAGAAAGTCAATGTCACATACGATTCTTTTTTGAAACGTAAAGACAAAATCTTTTTTGCTAAACTTGGCAATCGTAAAGATGCTTACCTAGAAGAGTTTTTAGTTTCTAATTTTATGCACGATACAAAAATGTGGGTCGGTGAACTTCTGTCTGAAGAGTGTGAAGAACGCTACAAAGAATGGAAACGTAGGCAAGAATCTTTGACGTATGTATTTAAGAATGAGATGGATTTTATCTCTGGTTGGACAGCAACCGAACTGAATGAATTTTTCAATGCTAAAGGTGGAGATCATCCACCAATTATCAAGAAATATTTAAGAGGAGAAATCAGTCTGGAGACATTGGCAATACTTAATTCGCTATTGCAATTTGTCAAAAGGTATGATATAATGATACATGATCCAATCTACAAAGAGGTAAGCAAACTATGCAAAAAGTACCAGCCCTTTTTAAATTACGATACGGCAAAGATGAAAAAGTCACTAAGAGAGTTAGTAGTGACGTAGTGGTGTCAGCAGTAATGCGTAAACCTAGTAAGGTTTGCCGTCTATTGACACCTATAGAGAATTATGATAGACTATATACTATAGTAGATTATGATAAAAGTGGACAAGCAAAACATACATTTAATACTTAACATACAAGGAAATACTAATATGGCATCAACATCATTTGCAGATTTGAAAAAGTCACGCACCAAAGATTTGGAAAAACTCACAGACGCAGTTTCCAAACTCACAAACAAAGAAGAAGGTAAGAAGTCTTATGAAGACCTCCGCTTCTGGAAACCCACAGTAGACAAAGCAGGTAATGGATTCGCAACGATTCGTTTTCTTCCCTCACCCGCAGGCGAGGATGTACCTTGGGTTCAAGTTTTCAATCATTCATTCCAAGGTCCTGGTGGATGGTACATTGAAAATTCGTTGACTACACTCAACAAGAAAGACCCTGTGTCTGAACACAATAGCATCCTTTGGAACTCTGGTTCTGATGCTAACAAAGATATTGCACGTAAGCAAAAGCGTAAGTTGCAGTATATCGCAAACATCTATATTGTCAAGGACCCTGCAAATCCTGACAATGACGGAACAGTTAAGTTGTTCAAATTCGGTAAGAAGATTTTCGACAAGTTGAATGACTTGATGAATCCTGAGTTTGAAGATGAAACTCCTGTCAACCCATTCGACCTTTGGGAAGGTGCAAACTTCAAGTTGAAGATTCGTAAAGTTGAAGGTTATCAGAACTATGATAAGTCTGAGTTTGAATCACCAGCACCTTTGTCTGGCGATGAAGATGATCTAGAACGTATCTGGAAGCAAGAGTTTAGTTTGTCTGAATTCTTGAGTGAGAAGAACTTCAAGTCTTATGATGAGTTGAAAGCACGTTTGAACAAAGTGCTTGGTCTTGAAGATGGTTCTGCTGGAGATAATTATTATTCTACAAAACCGAATGCACCAGTAACAGCTTCAGCTAAACCTGAAACACCAACTAAGCCAAAGACTACAATTGCAGACTCAGTTAGTGATGACGAAGATTTGAGTTATTTTGAGAAACTCGCTGAAGATTAATATTTTGTAATCTCCTTTGTGACTTGACGGGGAAGCAGTAAAATGCTTCCCCTTTTTTTTATCCTGGAGGTCGATTTCTAATTCCATCTACCGCAGTAGGAGGAGGATTATAGAAATTAGCAACGCTAGAGTTATCAATCTTTGTGCTTGATGGTGCGCTAATAACAGTACCTCCAGCGCCTGCACCCGAAGTGACAGTCCCTGTAGTTGGTGAATATAAATTAGCTGGTCTATCAATACCAACGATATCGGTTCCACCAAAATCAGCACTTGTTATTCCGGATGATGTTCCAGGAATATCATACACTGGTCGACCTTGTGCATCATATAATACAGCACCAGGATTTAAATTCTCAACATATGCATTGTCTTTCATACTCCAAACTAAAGGTATGCCATCTTCACCCGATGTAGGTGCCTTTGATGAAGCGGCATTAATCAAAGCAGAAATACGATTTGACTCTGCAACATTATTTGAAAATATGCCTTTACCAACTTTAGTATCTAATTTAAAGTCACCAGTTTTTAAATCTGAAATTAAATCGGAACTTAAATCATTTAAGCCATAAGATAACAATCCTTTAGCGGCAGTATCTAATTTTTTAGCATCTGCACCAGCAATTTTTTTGAACTCAGCAGTAATCAAGTCTACTATATCTTTTGCAATAGAGTTTAGATTTGTCTCCGGAGTTGGTGCGCCCCATGAACCGGCCTGATTAGCATCACTTGTTGCTAATGTGTTTGCGTCAGGCGCCCCTTTGCCCCAACACAAAGAAATTCTATTAAATTCAACTTTAATGTATAGATAGTCAAACGGAGGCGTCATTTTTGTAACTTGTTCGGCTGCCTTTGCCGCATTGAAAGCTACACGTAATAATCCATATGCAATTGTTTTATATGCATCAGGAGGTGCATGATAATCGGTTGTTTGATATACGGGCGCTATCGCACTAATATCATTATTTCCACTTACGTATATTGCGGCATGAAATTTGGATTCTTTTGGCGGAGGAGAACTACCGCCACCACCATACCCCAAAAAGGAAGCCACAGCAACTACACCAAGTACAACCCAACCAGCAGGACCAATTGCGGCCAAGGCGGCCGACAATTCGCCGGCCATCAGCAATGAACCTGCTTCCACAAATCCTGTTGCCGCTACCGCACTACTTACACCTTCAACGACTGCGGTCCCCAACATACTAGCACCGGCTTCTGCGCCAGCAAGAAAACCAGGGACTCCTCCACCTGCCGCAAGATTAGCTACTGTCATTTCATATGCAATGCCTGGAGCAATTGCATTAGCCGCAATGCCAATTCCAGTTTTAATTAAATATGACTTTACTACACCTTCAGCAATAGACCCAACAATATCCATTGTGCTAGGAGGACCAGGTCTGCCTGCATTAACTCCAGACCTTTTAGGAGATGAACTTCCCGCTGGATTCCAAACCCCACCAAGCCCACCACTATAAGAATAGGAACCTGAGCCACCAGAAGATAACATTGTTCCAGATGATGTTCCTTGTCCCGAAATTATTCTAAGAGAACCATCGATGCTTGTTAATGTCTCATTTGATGCGGCCAATTGAGTATGAGTTTCTTTTGTTCCCAAAGCAGTAGACAATGCTTTGGTGGATCCTGGTGTGCTTGGTGTTCCGTCTGCATACTTTTTAGCATTTATCGAATCTAACAAAGGACCATATGTTTTAGTAGCTGCCGCATTGACAACAAACTCACCATTAGACAACATTGCAGGTATAGAATCTGATCTTCCTGTTCCAGGGCCTGTTACACGACCACCATCAGCGCCAAACAGCCAGCTGAAGCCATCAGATATCCAACTTCCTGCGGTGTCTAGGAAACTTCCGCCCAAGGATTCTTCTACAGAGCCTAAAGGCGAACTAAACAGATTTTTAACAAAATCAGAGCCGGCAACCATGTCAAAACCTTTGCCTAACAATTTCTGTATACCAAAGTTGGCAACCATTTGCATGTAAGGATTTTTAATGCCCATTGATTGAACAATTTTTTGCCCTGCGGCGTTCTTCAACATATCGCCTGCAAAATTTCCAAATTGTCCTAATCCAGTTTCATTTGAGAATAGATTTCCTTTGCCATTAGGATTTATTACATTACCATTAGCATCTCTCTGCACTAATCCAGT